TGTTTACTGGGTTATTTCTCCAAAAGTCTTCATTACCATAAAAATAAGTCATAGTAATTTACCTAACCATTTAAGTCCATATAATATAACTACTGCAGATAGAACACCTGTAATACCTTGGTCTATCCACCCTAAAGTTGCAAGAGCAATCAATAAGGCATAAAATACATATGTCTTCCAATTCCACACATAGTAGAACCAACCATGTTCTTCTTTTGTTGGCCCGAAATCTAATTTAGGTTCTTTATTTTTCACTTACTTCTCCAATCTCTAAAATCACCTCTTGGTTGAACTGTTTCTTTTTCACATATATGGTCACTATGTGTTGTGATAACAAATTCATCACTTTCAGACTTATGGTCTTGACATCTATAATGGCATTTAACTGCATCTTCACCAAAAAAAGGTTCTACATGATATTCTTTAGTCAATCTACAAGTCACAAAATATTGATTTCTTTCATCATATAAATGTCCTTTACCTGTCCATCTATAATCTACTTTGCCGATTGCTGAACTTGCCCAAAACATCAACAACCAAAAACCAGTCATTAACGCTAATCGTATCATTCATAGTACTCCATGGTTACTCCATTTTTTGTCTTCGTAATCTTCTTTGCAGTACCATCACCAATTATTTCTTCTTTGACTCTTACTTTATTTTTATTTTTCTTTCTATTAATATTTCTTCTTCTATTTTGTACTTCTCTAATACTTATATTAGCAGCAATGACTAAAAGTACTGCTAATGGGTCAAATACAAATACAAGTATCAGTATGACGATTCTAACGGCGTTATCCAAGAAATTTAATGCATCATCACCATATATAAGTGCAGAAATATATTTTAGTGGACCAACTTCTACTTCAAAACTTTTTATTTGTAAATCATATTCTGATTTTTCATCTAGGTATACATCTATTTGTTGTTGTGATTTATTAACCAAACTGGTTAAGTTATTTCTTTCATCTTCTTGCTCTTCTCTTTTATTTAAACCTTTTGATACTGCACCAAGTTCAACATATCTATCTAATGCATTATCTAGTTGCTGTAATTGCTTTTCGGCCCTTACAATGTTTTTCTTTTCTGAATCAATTCTATTTTCAAGTCTTTCAACTTTAATATATAACTCATCTGTACCTGTTCCGGCATCAATGTGAGATTTAGATAAGTACCCAAAAATACCCATTGATGTAATAAACATTAAAACTACAACTGCAGTTGTTAAATAATATTTTAAAAGTTTAGGAACAGTTTTCCAATTTTGATATAACCATGATGCAGTAATAAGTTTTCCAACTTCTAATACAATACCCATGATTGCAATAGACGCAGCAGATGCAGAGAATATCGCCATTAATCCAACGATACTATAATATGCAGCTACAGCACTTATTGAAAGTGCCACTGCTAATGTGCTTAATGCTAAAATCAATGTAAGTTTTTCACTTTCCTATAAAACTTTGCAAGACAAGTGTCCCAATATCTTTTCATATCTTGGTCACGACAATCGTGCAAAGCTTGTTGAGCATTTCTTATTAGACGATAATAATCCCAATCGTTATTTTTTATCTGGTCCATTTTCACAAACTTGATTATATAATACATAAGGTTCTCCCACTGGTGGAAATAACTTTAAAGCAGGATTTGTGATTTCAGTATCTTTACCAACATACTTCCATTCACATGGTCCGTAAAGTTCTATTGCTTTATTCTTATGATAAAAAAATTCTGCCTCACCTATAACAAATATATTAGACATAACTGTAAAAAATGTGCTTAGTGCAAATAATATCATTTTAGTACCCCATAATGTTTTTATTCTCAAGGCCTTTTTTGTCCTTGTAATCTTTGGTTATATAATGTAGTAGTTGTTCTATAACATATTGTTCTTCTTCAGAGCCATAGTTTAATGTGTCTTTGTGTATGGACTCTAACCAGTTTCTCATGTTATAGACGGTTACACCATTAAACATATTCTTACTTTTGAATTTTAACATAATTCACCGTCAGTATATTTTGTTTGATGTCCGTTCTTTTTATATGCATCCATAATTTTTCTCATGGCTGCACCATGGTGATTTTCCATGCTCATAAATTTATTTAATATAGGATTCTCTGGGTCTTTTGTGTACACTTCAATCATTAATGATTCTTGTATATGCCAATCCATTTTTGTTTTAATACTTTGCATTATATAACCTGCCCTTCTCTTGGACCAGCAATAATCTTCCACTTAGTCCATTTTTCTTGATATTCACCATAAGTATTTGAAACCCAATCACCATGTTCTAGATAGTGTTTCATCTCTCTAACATATGCTCTAGCATATTTTGCCTTTGATGCTTCTTTTACTCTTAATTTAGATTCAACAGATGCTCTTCTTGACTGTCTCTCTGAATCAGAAGCAACTTCTTTTTGAGTCTTAATCCATTGTTTTACTTTTTTAAATGAAAACATATGGTCATCTGGTTTAGATAACACATTTGAGTGAATGTTTTTATATTCAGGTGGATTTTCTTTTAGTCTTTTTTCTCTAGCAAGGGCAAGTATTTTAACTCTTGCTTCTTTTTGTTCTTGAGTCAATTTCTTTTTGGCCATATAACCTCTCTAATTAAATTAATATTAATTATATAATATCAGGTATTAATAAAATGTCAACGCCATCATTTTTGACCAAGTATTTTTTTCATGTCAAGTTGCTGTTGAATCCAAGTTGTTGCAATATAATTTGTTACTTTTTTAGTGGCAAGTTTTCTAACCACTTTAAAAACTTTATTAAACACATCTTCATCTGCTTTATTATTATCAACAATAATAAAATTTCTACTGCCAAAAAAGTTTTGAAACTTACCAATGTTTTTTTGAACACCATTCCAAGAGTCTTTTACAATATTTGCTGGTAGCTTTCTTGCTCTTTTATTATTTCTATCTAGTGCAGTATCTAAAGAAGTATTCACAAATATCATATAAGTTTCATATCCAAGGCCTCTTAGACCTTTTGCTTGGCTGGATATTTTATCATATTCTTTTCCAGTACCATCAATGACAAGCCCTAAACGACCAGCAATAAAATTTGATTGTTGTCTATTAGTAATGGCCTTTGCCTTTGCACGAATTNCATCTCTTTCTTTTTCTTTATCAGAAGACATACTTCTAAAGTCAAGTGGAAAGTCTGCATCTTTGAGTAGTTTTTCAAAGGTGTTATCAGAATTTACAATTCTAAGTCCTAAACCACCAGTTGTTTTTCTGACAACAAAAGACTTTCCACTACCTGGTCCACCAGCTAGAAAGAATGCTTTAAATATATTAGGGTCATATACCCCTTCTTGTAATTTTTGAAATGTTTTCATTGGCCACTTTTCCTAGGAACTCTCTCGTTTTCGTTGTATATAAGTCCTCAACATATTTAGTAATCTTTGTAAGAGATACTGTTCTGTCTTGTCTTTGAAAATTAAATTGTCTTATTTTACGATTGTTCTTATTTCGCATGAGATAGTCCTTTCGTGTTATAATTCGTTCAATTAAATTTATCATGATGAGGAGACCTTTTTAATATTACCTGTTGCTTTTGGCATAGGCAATAGGTCTGATGGATATGGTTGAGTAACAGAGTTCTTTGTTACTTCAACCACAATTCTGTGCTTCTTATCACCAGTTCTGGTGAAATAGTGTCTTAACTTTGATATAATATATCTTCCTGAAAGTCTTTTATCAAACATATCACCAACTTCACTTCCAGTTTTAAATATTTTTACATTTATCATATCACCTACTTTTATTCCAGTATTACCATTCATTGTTAATTGCATTGTAAGCCCATTTGATATCATACCAATTTTTGACCTTCTAATAATTAAATCTTGTCCTGGGTTTGATTTACCATACGGAGTTCTAGCATTCGGGTATGTGTCTGTTGCATATATATTTCCAGATGATGATGTGGATTGTAATTGAACTTGTGCATCAGAAAAATCTGATATTGTATTTTCTTTATCGTCTAAAATAGAATTTGGAAACAATGGGTGGCCTACTTTGTTTGCCATACTTTCGGTATCAAAGCCTCTTTCAAAATCATCTTTATACGAAAAAGTATGTGTCTGATATGATTTATTATAGATGTCATGTACTATGATTTTACTACTATATAACCCTGTCATAGTTTTATTTAGCATGTCATTATTATGTATAATTGAGTGGTTTTCTATCTGATAAAGATTAGATTCTACACCTTGTGCATTGTCTTGATTATCGTCTGCAATACCAGCAGTATAAGTTGCAACATCTGGTTCAGAAAATAAACTTTCTAAACTTCTAAAATTATATCCTCTTGTATCTTCATAAAATAAAAATGTAGGGTTAGTATTTTCTGATAAACTTCTTTGAGCTAACATACTAATTGCTTTAAATGGTTTCATGTTAGGAATTACCACATTATGACTACCTGCAGTATCTTCTAAATGTAAATCTTTTTTTGAATTTAAATAATTAGGTGCGGTAAATATGTTTGAAACCATTTCACTATANGCACCACTAAATGATTGTGAAACACGCACTCTTGTATTTGTAANCATTTCTGCGGTTACTAAAGATAAGCCAACAACTTTACCTTGCCCTGCGTCTTCGTTAGCAGTTATTTCTCTAATTACAAATGTATGTTTTCTATAATCAATAGAACCACTTTTATCTGTTGCAGGAGTAGATACTAATATCTTGACATATTCATTTCCAATGAGTGGAATTAAATTGACTGTATCATCAGTATCTAAGAATATTATATCTGCAGATACAGCACTAGATGTAATAGATTCATAGATATTTAATTCTACAAAACTCTCTTCTAAATTTACCTCTGTACCTGTGTGATTTATTATCTTAAATTCTTCTAGTCTAAATTCACCAGCATACTGAGGACCTGTTTCAGTTCCCTTAGTTGTTGCCATTATGTCGTTGTACCTTCAGAGGTTAAATCTTCAAATTCAGTTATGAATTGATTTATATAATCTTTATGAATTAATCTTATTTTACTATATTCTGTTTGTAAGTCAAGTTCATATTGTCTATTAGTTACTGAAGCTGCAGTTGCTGAATGACCTGTATTATCAGAACCAATATTAATTGTTTTTGTTGTATCACCAGATGTTTGAGTTATTGTATAATGATGTATACCATCTGGGCTAGTATATTTGTCTGCTACAAAAGCCTCAAACTGTGGAACTGTCATCGGCCATTGATGAAATCTATCTGTAATATTATTTACAAGTAAAATAACCCAATGAAGAGTTGCATTACCATAATACTTAAATGCAATGTCTTCTGGTTTGTCACCACCTGTTACTTGAAAATAATCAAATATAGTTGATGCAGATGCAGCATTGGCATTTAATTTAACTCTTTTAAGTATATGAGTAAAAAGTGATAAATTACCATTACCCTTTATATCATATATTAATTGTGGAAATTTTGAAAAGTATGACATTAAAATCCCTCGCCTGCTCTTTGTTTAGTTATAATTTCTAATTCTTTAAATGATAATGTAATTTCTGTTTCAGCAGGAGGAGTATGGCCATACTCATCAGGTTCAAATGCTTGATACCCCACATTACCCCCATACTTTACGCTCATGTCAGTTAGCACACAAGTAGAAACTTTATTTAAATAATCGTTGGATTTAGAATTTCCAACATACCTATATTCAATATCAAAAGTATCTGGTGTTACAAAAGTTCTAGATGACCCTGGGTCTCCCNNAACTTCAGGTAACATATGATATTTAAATTTATCTACTATTAATTTAACATTTTTTGATTCCATTCTAGACCTTGGTAAAAATTTAAAAGTATATGAAAAAGTTCTTTTACCCACACCACTAAAAATTAATTCCATTCTATTAGAAATAACTTTACCTGATTTAGCAAAAGCAATTGCTTTTGCTCCTGGTGCAACAGTATCAATAGCGTTGAAAAAAGCTTCGTCAACTAATTCTGGTGCCTTTGATTTTATTGAATCAACTGCTGCATTTATCCCACCTTTTTTAAATGCATCAAAAGCAGCAACACCGGTTTGTGCAAGAGCACCGATTTCTTTTTCTTCATACCCTGCACTATATGTTACATCAACTGTTTGTGGCATGTATAATGCAATACAAGTATCCATTCTTTTTGTTGGTGCTCTTTGTAAAGTAAAAATTCCACCACTACTATTTTCTGTTTTATTTGAATCTCTTATTTTTGATTTATCTTCAGCTGTTGCACTCATCACAGTAGCAGTACCACTTGTACTTGGATTTCTACTTTTATTTTGAATTGGATTGTTTCTTTGGAATTGCTCGTTGTTTTCAGAGGATACAGTTGATTTACCACCCTTTTCGTGTTTTAGTTTACCGACTGTCTGTTGATTAATAAAAAATAAAATAAAATGTCCTTGGTCAGGTGCACCTGTTAAATCTTCAGGATATTTTATCATTGAAGAATTTGAATCTGCCGTACCGGCCATACTAGATTTAAATGGGTCTAATAATTGACTAGAAGATAATCCAAATCTACCACCATTGACCGAACCAACTTTATCTGTTACAAATTTCTTACCGATTGAAGCTATATTTGTAGTTACCATATTAGTGTCCTTTAAAGTTTACATATATATTTATATGAGTTACAAAGGTCGTTATCTTCCCACCAACCCTAAAAAGTATAAGGGTAATCCTAGTACTATTTATTATAGAAGTTTGTGGGAGCGTAAATTTATGGTGTATTGTGATAAAAATTCTAAGATTCTTGAATGGGGTTCTGAAGAAATTATCATACCTTATGTTCTACCCACAGATGGCAGAGTTCATAGATATTTTCCAGATTTCTATATAAAAGTCAGAAGAAAAGATGGTTCAACTAGAAAAATGATTATTGAAGTTAAACCTAAAAAATATACTATACCACCAGTACAAAAACCAAAAAGAAAAACTAAATCTTGGGTATCTGACATTTACGAATGGGGTAAGAACTCAGCTAAATGGAAATATGCTCAAGAATATTGTAAGGATAGAGATTGGGACTTTATGATATTAACAGAAGACCACCTCATGCCGAAGTATAAATAATACTATATGAGTATCTTTAAGGACATAAGACAGGCGATAAAAACTGGTGAAGAACCTTTTCAATGGTATCGTAATCGTATTAAAGAATTTGGTGCACCCTCTCAAAGAGAATTATTGCGTGATGGTAGATTAGCAGGTAGATTTCATGTTGGTCGTTTAAATATGTTTGTTTATGACCCAAAGTTAAAACAAAAATTACCATACTATGATACCTTTCCTTTAGTATTACCAATTAAAAGATATAGTGATGGGTTTCTTGGCATCAATTTTCACTATTTACCTTATGCATTAAGAGCAAGATTACTAGACCAAATTACAAGAATTGGTGGAAGAGGTTCAAAAGAAGATATGCAAATTATCGCAAATTTTCAAAGATTAGAAAGAGTTAAACTTGTAAGACCAACAATAAAAAGATATTTAAATAATCATGTTAGAAGTAGATTTAGAAGAATTGATAGTGAAGATTTTGTAACTGCAATCATGTTACCTGTTCAAAGATTTGTAAAAGGTTCAACATCAAGAGTTTGGTCAGATAGTAGAAAGGCAATATAGTGGTATTTTCAATCGGTCAATTTAAAAGTGCAATGTACACTCAAGAGTCTGCTAAACAAGACAGATTTGAGTACTTATTAATTGCCCATTATTTAATTCAGATAGTTTAAGATATGTTAGTCTTAGACTTAAATCTTTTTCTTTTCCAGAAAGAAGTATTCGTTCTCAATCAGATGATAATATCTATGGAATAAAAAGAGAGTTACCACAAGGTGTTTTAGCACCTGCAGCTTTAACTGCAGAATTTTATTGCAATGTAGATATGTCAGAAAAAAGATTATTTGAAGAATGGCAAAAACAAATTTATAATAATGGAACATTTAATTTAAAATACTATAAAGACTATGTTGGCACAATGATTATTAATCAATTATCAAAAGGTTCTAGTGTTTCTTTACCCGGAAACTTTTTATCATTTTCTGGTGCAAAAGAAAAAACTGGTAGTTATAGTGTACAACTTAATGAAGTCTGGCCAAAAGATATACAAGCACAAACACTTGATGTCGGTGCAGACGGAGCATTACAAACTATTTCTATAAATCTTTCTTATCATAAATGGGAAACAATAGGAAGAGAACCTACCACAAATGTTGCAGACTATGTTAATCAAACTGGTGGGAAATATAACATTGTTAACGCAAAAGGAATATTACTTGATGTGTTAGGTAAATCAGGAGCAAAACCAAAAGTTCTTGCAGGTGCCGGTACAGCTGCAGATATTATATTAGGGCGATAATGATAACAGGAGTGAAATATTATGAGTCTACCAATTATAAATTCATCAAAGTATGAATTAAAATTACCCTCAAATAAACAAACTATTAATTTTAGGCCTTTTCTTGTAAAAGAAGAAAAGATATTACTTGTTGCAAATGAAACAGGTAAACAAACAGATATGATTGATGCTATGATAGATATATTAAAAGCATGTACTTATGAAACAGTCAATCCTTCTACAATGCCTTTAATTGATTTTGAATATCTTTTCTTACATATTCGTGG